TGCGTACTTGATACCGGGTTTTGCCCGACTGGCGTGGTAGATTAACTCGTCAGGGAGGCCAAGACCGTAACCACCTAAGATTTTAGGGAGGTGTACGGAATGGTATGCTTCCGGGTCTCTATTGAGACTCGGAAGGAGACCATGCATCCTCTTGATAAAGAGATTTCTTATCATGATGATGCGATCGATTGAGAAAGACTCCTTTGGGAGCCACTCAAGCGTTTTAACGAGCTGTTGGGCTTTCCCAACAGCAACGTTTTTATTGTCCTTTGACATTAGGGTCGATTGACCCTTTGCCAAAAGGCGAACCTTAACACCGTCAATGATGAGAGATGTCTCATGACTGCGGCGTGTTTGGTTGTACTTGAGATTTTCTAAAAATAGGATTCTCTCACAGTACTTTACCATAACCTTAGATAAACCATGTTTATCTGGGGAAATGATAGAACCTGATCTCTCGTGATTACGAGTGATGAGGTCTAAATATAGGTCGGGACCGATGGCCAAATGGTCATCCCCGCCTACATGATAACATCTCCAAGGTGCAGATTTTGCACTTAGCGGAGAGTCAAGGAGTTTCCTACCTCCAGTAAACTGGATATAGGCAAGTTCCTCAACTGCTAAATTTAGCAATGTTAATGAGGGTTTGGCGATAGCCTCACCCATCATTATTCCTCGGGATGTGACAAATATGTCGTCATCAAGTGAAACCATCCTCGGACCAATAGTTCCGAGGACAATATCCACGTAGGACCAATCTGAAATTAGGTTGGTTCCAACAAGGAATTCCCTAAGCATGTGCCTTGTTAGGTCATGCATTTGGGCATTGGTGGCATCCTTCAAATCTGAAGATAACACCTTAAAGCTAGAGATAACCCCCGGAGGTATATTACCAAGGGATCTAGCCGCTTCCCATGCCTGGTCGCCACGAGTAAAACTACTGTAGCAACAGGGATGGGATTTCAGGATCTCCTTAAGCAGATGTGCTAAGGGAGCCTGTAACACGTTCAGCCAATAGGCTGAAAGAGTTACCATTCTCGCCTTGTTACCCAACTCAGCGATCGTGGTTGCGCGCAGGAAAGGAAGTGATTCCATTTCCTTCCATGCACAGTACATGATCTGTTTGCCTGTATAGGCATCCAGACCTTGTCTTCCCGATGGAAAATCCTTAATCTAAGGAATGACATCGAGAAAATCAGAAAAGATCAGATCAATCTGGTCTTCCTGAGACACAAAGAGAGTTTTCCATAATGGAACTCCCTCTCTATGTTCTGCCACACCAAAAGGAGTATTCTCCATGAAGGTTGTGGTTTCCGCTGGTA